TACACAGCGCAGTTTTGTCATTACCAAACCTACTAACGTCCAAACCCCACACACTCGGCAAGTCGTCATCGCCCTCAACATCACGGTGTATCGCGTTCTCAACCAAGTGATACGGTATAATTGTATCATCATCTGCTTGAGGAAACTCGCCTAACACCCTGATTCTAAAGGCATTACTGTCTTCGCCATAGCGCAACTTCATTTCTTCAATGAACTCATCACTAACCAACGGACTGTCAACGCACGACCAACGCCTAGTCCACCAACTATCCGCAAGCCTGTTTTGGCTCTCAAAAAACGTGCCGCTAGACCTAGTGGGGTTGCTTAACATAATCGTAGTCGCGTTATGACCAGACATAGAACCAGCAGCAGCCTCAAATACCTGCTCTGGCACACCACTAGCCTCGTCTACAATCAGCATAACGTGTTCTGAGTGTACACCAGCAAGCGCTTCTGGCGTTTCTGCACGACTTGTCCTAGCCGAAATAAACATCTCACTAGGCGCTGACATATGCTCAACACGGTCAGACTTTACGTTTAACATTTCCTTAAACGCATCAGGTAACTCATTTATCCAGCGTTTCATTTCTGCAAATAAAGCATCAAATAACTGACTAGAGGTTGGCGCAGTCACAACAACCTTATTCGGGTAGTGCATCAAGAAATACCACAGCATAGCCCAAGATGCCGCTGTACTCTTGCCAGTGCCGTGTCCAGAGCGAATTGAAATTTTCCTTTCACCAGAAGCTATAGCCTCAAGAAACTCAGCCTGATAATCTAACGGCTCTACACCAAGCACCTCTCTCACAAACAATGTCGGCTTCCTAGCGTAGCGCTGGGTAAACTCAATCATCGTATTGCGAGACAAATCATTCATGGTCTACAACCTTCATCTTACGCAGCGCATCTAAATGCAAATCCCCAATGTTAATCTGGATGTTTTGCTGACTACCACTACCATACCTATTTTTGTTTAAAGATGAAGCTATAAAATTATGTTGCTGCGCTAAACCTTTTGCAATGCCAATATCAACTTGATTAACATTCGCCTCGCTAATGTCACGGCTGTTCTTACCGTTTAACGCCTCATCAACCTCAGTCTCGCGCCTTTCCTTAATATCGTTCAACATATCAAACGCTGCATCAGCATGAGCATCAGCAACTTGATGTTCTATCTCGCGTATAGCGTTGCCATACTTTTCATGTTTCACAATGTTGCGTCTAAAATAGCCACGATCTAATCCAAGCTCTTTTGCAATCATAGGTATCGTTTTGCCTGCAAGTAATTCTTGCTGCAAAGTCTCAACTCCACCTCGTTTATCTAACTCTGCAATAGCTTGTTTGAATTTTGGTTTACCTGCCATGCTTTCCTCATATTATGACTTCGCCCCGTACTGCAACTAATAATAATAATAAAAGCTAATAATATTAGTTTTTATTAGTGGGGTGGGTGCTGCGAGAAAGCATAATAAAACTCAGGGAGGTTAGATTTTATTAAACAACACCCAAAAACTGTATAACACAAATTTTTCTGTGTGGGAATGTAGTATTAAAGTCGGGGGTGGGGTGGGGCTTGCAGGGGGGGGGCAAATTTATTGTATACCGTTGCATTACTTTGTTTGCAGTTAGTCAAAAACAGTACAGCCAGAGTCAAACATGGGGCGTTGTTCTAAGTTTAACTAAGTTTAAACAAAGTTAAACATTGTTGAACAAAAGGTTGCGTTTTGTTTCGCATTGTTTTATTCGCGCGCGCCCGTGCGCAACCTTGTGTTTTACTGTTTGTCGTGTCGCACTTTTGACAAAAACCAAACAATGCTAAACAATTGAAAACAATTGTATACTAAACAGGCGCTATGCTCTGAGAAGCTCTGAGAAGCTCACTGAGTAGCGAAAGGCCTTTCAGGTATCTTAGGTCAAAAAAAGTCTTTCCCCCCATTTTTCTAATATTGCTATAATATCAGATACATTTGACACAATATTAAATATCGGTATAATCAAGATATTAATTGATTCTAAATGAAAGGCTAAAACAATGGATAAAAGAACAACTCAAGTAATGACTGAAATAACAAGTAGCTGTATTTCAATGATGGAAGAACACGGCTCAAACTGGACAAAACCATGGCGAGATATAATCGCCAAAGGACAGCCATTAAGCGCTAAAAAACGCAATTATAATGGCATTAATAGAATAAACTTAGCTATGTATATGCTCAAGCGAGGCTATACTTCACCTGTATTTGGTACATTCAAACAATGGCAAAGTTTAGGCTACAAATTAAAAGACGCCAAAGGCAAAGGGATTAACGTAGTATTTTTCCAAATAGTAAAATACAAAGATAAAAAAACAGATGAAGAAAAAACATTCCCAACTTGGAAAGTATTCACTGTCTTTAATTCTCAATATGTCGAAAACTGGAAAGGTGACTTTCTTGACGATGATCAAGATTTAACACAAGATTGGAGCGATATTTTAGACGCTGAAAACCTTGCTCAATTATCAGGTGCTAACTTTGTAAATGAAGACGCCAACAGCGCTTACTACAGACCCTCTAATGACACGATCAATATGCCAAGCAAAGAGCAGTTTAAAGACGCTTCGGGCTACTATGGAACGCTGTTTCATGAGCTTGCCCATTGGACAGGCAGCAAAGACAGATTAGATCGTAAATTTGGAACGCGCTTCGGCTCAGACGGCTATGCTTTTGAGGAATTGATTGCAGAATTAACAAGCGCCATTTTATCAGGCATCACTAAAGTTGACGCTGAACCACGCGCAGATCATGCCAAGTATTTAAATAGTTGGATTAAATGCCTTAAAGATAATCCAGACGCTATACAAAAGGCTGCCAGCGCTGCTGACAAGGCTGCAACATTCATTTTAGAAACTGCTGAACAATCAGAAACAGAAAATCAAAAAGTAGCGTCTTAATAGGCGCTACACTAATCAAAGAAAGGCTAAAACAATGGGATATTATAACAAAATATTTTTAGGTGATACGCTTAACAGCGCTTATAAAAACTATAAGAAACATAAGACAATG